CAGATTGAACGACTGGCACGGGTAAACCGCCACAGCCAGACCGGCAACGAGGCAGACCTTAATCCGAACGTCACTAACCGCAACAAAGGCGGGCGTCGCAAACCGAAAAAGAATTTTTTCAGTGACGAGGCCATCGAAAAGCTGGAGCAGATTTTCTTTGAGCAGTCTTTCGACTATCAGTTGCACTGGTATCGCGCCGGGCTTGAGCACCGCATCCGCGATATCCTGAAATCCCGCCAGATTGGCGCGACGTTTTATTTTTCCCGCGAGGCGCTGCTGCGCGCCCTGAAAACCGGTCATAACCAGATTTTTCTGTCGGCCAGTAAAACGCAGGCGTATGTGTTCCGCGAATACATCATCGCCTTTGCCCGTCTGGTTGACGTTGACCTGACCGGTGACCCGATTGTCCTGGGCAATAACGGCGCAAAACTGATTTTTCTCGGCACCAACTCCAACACCGCACAGAGCCATAACGGCGACCTGTACGTCGACGAGATTTTCTGGATCCCGAATTTTCAGGTACTGCGTAAGGTGGCATCAGGTATGGCCTCACAGAGTCACCTGCGCTCGACCTATTTCTCCACCCCGTCCACGCTGGCGCACGACGCCTACCCGTTCTGGTCGGGTGAACTGTTCAACCGGGGACGCGCCAGCGCCGCCGAACGCGTGGAAATCGACGTCAGTCATAACGCCCTTGCCGGAGGTCTTCTCTGTGCGGACGGCCAGTGGCGGCAGATTGTCACCATTGAGGACGCCCTGAAAGGTGGCTGCACGCTGTTCGACATTGAGCAGCTCAAACGTGAAAACAGCGCCGACGATTTTAAAAACCTGTTCATGTGTGAATTTGTTGACGACAAGGCGTCGGTGTTTCCGTTCGAGGAGCTGCAACGCTGCATGGTCGACACGCTGGAAGAATGGGAAGACTATGCGCCATTTGCCGCCAATCCGTTCGGCTCCCGCCCGGTATGGATTGGTTACGACCCGTCACACCGTGGCGACAGCGCCGGATGCGTGGTGCTGGCACCGCCGGTGGTGGCCGGTGGCAAATTCAGAATACTTGAGCGTCACCAGTGGAAAGGCATGGACTTTGCCACTCAGGCGGAATCCATCCGCAAACTCACCGAAAAATACAACGTCGAATACATCGGTATTGATGCCACCGGCCTCGGTGTCGGCGTGTTCCAGCTCGTGCGCTCGTTCTATCCTGCCGCGCGCGACATCCGCTACACGCCGGAAATGAAAACCGCAATGGTGCTCAAGGCAAAAGACGTTATCCGCCGTGGCTGTCTGGAATATGACGTCAGCGCCACCGACATCACCAGCTCGTTTATGGCTATCCGCAAGACCATGACCAGCAGCGGACGCAGCGCCACCTATGAGGCCAGCCGCAGCGAGGAAGCCAGCCACGCCGACCTCGCCTGGGCGACCATGCACGCCCTGTTAAATGAGCCACTCACCGCCGGTATCAGCACCCCGCTGACATCCACCATTCTGGAGTTTTACTGATGAGCAAGAAAAAAGGGAAAACACCGCAACCTGCGGCAAAAACAATGACCGCCAGCGCCCCGAAAATGGAGGCATTCACCTTTGGTGAGCCGGTGCCGGTACTCGACCGCCGTGACATTCTGGATTACGTCGAGTGCATCAGTAACGGCAGATGGTATGAGCCACCGGTCAGCTTTACCGGTCTGGCAAAAAGCCTGCGTGCTGCCGTGCATCACAGCTCACCGATTTACGTCAAACGTAATATTCTGGCCTCGACATTTATCCCGCATCCGTGGCTTTCGCAACAGGATTTCAGCCGCTTTGTGCTGGATTTTCTGGTGTTCGGTAATGCGTTTCTGGAAAAGCGTTACAGCACCACCGGTAAGGTCATCAGACTGGAAACCTCACCGGCAAAATATACCCGCCGTGGCGTGGAGGAGGATGTTTACTGGTGGGTGCCGTCCTTCAACGAGCCGACAGCCTTCGCGCCCGGCTCCGTGTTTCACCTGCTGGAGCCGGATATTAATCAGGAGCTGTACGGCCTGCCGGAATATCTCAGCGCCCTTAACTCTGCCTGGCTGAATGAGTCAGCCACACTGTTCCGCCGCAAGTATTACGAAAACGGCGCGCATGCCGGATATATCATGTACGTCACCGATGCCGTGCAGGATCGCAACGATATCGAAATGCTTCGCGAAAACATGGTGAAGTCGAAAGGCCGCAACAACTTTAAAAATCTGTTTCTCTATGCCCCACAGGGAAAAGCCGACGGCATTAAAATTATCCCGCTCAGTGAAGTGGCGACGAAGGACGATTTTTTTAATATCAAAAAAGCCAGTGCCGCAGACCTGCTGGACGCGCACCGCATCCCCTTTCAGTTGATGGGCGGCAAGCCGGAGAACGTCGGGTCACTGGGTGATATTGAGAAAGTGGCAAAGGTCTTTGTCCGCAATGAGCTTATCCCGTTACAGGACAGGATCCGCGAGATAAACGGCTGGCTCGGTCAGGAGGTCATCCGCTTTAAAAACTACTCACTGGACACTGACAACGGCTGAACATCGCCGCCTGCGGGCGGCTTTTTTACACCCCGTCATCACGCCCTCACACGCTCACCACTGTACAAAACACCCCGCAGACACACCAACGCCCCGGCGAACAATCTAAACGCCGTCACGACGCGCTCAGACGCTGAAAAAATAAAATCAGCACCACCGCCAGCGCGCAGTGCTTTCCCCGCCTCGCCCGCCCGCTTCATGGGGCGGTTTTGATGCAGATGCACCAGATAGTAAAAAGCCCGCCATTACTGACGGGCTATATAATATTCGTGCATCATATACTCATGCAAATTGATGCGCTAAACACTCATTACGGATAGATTAAAGCAACCAAGCACGATCCGGTAAATGTTGTTTAAAGGCCAGATAATCGTATACAGGGCGCGTATAAGAAAAGAAGCAGCCACAAACATCTTCTGAGCTGCGAGAACGCATAGCCATCCTCAGCATTGCATCTGGATTCGGGTTCGTTTGTAGTTGTTGATATAGAGTCTCAAATCCTAAAACGCGAACAGAAAGCAAAAGAGCACTCTCATAGGTTATTACTGAGTCAATTAGACGCGCATGAACCGTAGCGACAATAGTCTGATTGTCCATCACAGCCTGCAAACATCGACGGTCACCTGTCATGAACAAAGCTCCTGGTTGCTCAACGCATGCAGCTAAAAGCTGTTGTTCGCCGACATCTATGTGTGGTATCTCACCAAGTTTAATCAGCAAATCATCGTTTCTGATTTCATCAATAACTTGCACACTTCCTAGAAATCTTTCCACATTTTCGTAAATAGCCACACTACCGCACTTCTTAATGGCTTTATCAGTATTGCGCGGTAATAATTGAAAACGAGCCGTCGGACTAACATAGATGCCTCGCGGATCCTCTTCCAAAATCTCAGGAAGGTAACGGAGTAAATTACACTGCGCTAGTTTCAAAATGACATCATTGTCTGAAAGAACGATCACTACTTAAACCCCACATAGCGTCGTTAAAAGTTCTAAGTCGTCGTCATTAATATTTTCGTGATCGATGGCATCCATCATGAGCTGCCTAGCTAAAGATTGGTCTGTCGGTTGTCCCACGCAAATACTTTTAACAGCGTTAACAGCCACTCCCCAGTGCCCTAAATTGTGACCATAGTTCAAAGCTACATGAGTTGGCTCTATGCAATGCTGTGTACCATATACTAGCGCAGCTCTAGCCAATTTTTCACCTGTGAGATAGCCCCTTGTAGGTGCTATTCTCAAAGTCTCTTTTCCACCAATCAAACCAAAGGCATATTTGTTAGCTGCCACCTCAAGATTGTTAGTAGACTGCGCTTCAATTTTGCGATCAACATGGACCCCCCCATTGAGATCATTGAGATGGCCTAGTGCAATATGACCAAGCTCATGAGCCAAATCAAATAGCATAAATCCATGGGTTTTAGCTTGGGTTAAAACAATTACTGGCCTACCAGATACACTTAATGCAAGGCCAGCCATTTTTGCCGCACCCGTTGGAAAGTTCTTAATGTAGACAACAGGAATGCCTAACGAATGGCAAAAACCAATCAGAGAAGCCAAATCCACCCACTTTTTATCGCTGAGCAGTTTATCCCTCACTGCCTGCCAATTAAGTTCTGCGTTTGGATTAAACGGGATACTGAAATTCTCTGCTACAATCCTCGCCGCAGAATATGCAACGGCAGTAGCAACATTCAGGTCTTCCTCACCAAGATTTACACGATGTTTAAAGCGATGATTTCCACCAAGGTTGAAAGACGCAGATTCAGAACCATCCTTGAGACTTTCTGGAGACAAACTAAAAACACGAGCCAAATGAAGGCTAGCGTACTGCTTACCTGAAGGTGTATCAGCTAGGCTGTCGTCCCACCATGAAGGTAAGACTTTGCGTATAAATGAGCGGCTAAACCCCGCCTTGCTGATTTTTTCATATAGTCGACTCATTGGCTTAGTAGTCATGAGAGCCTCCGGACATACCTAAAAAGTAGAAATAATTAAAGCTTATGGTTATAGTTTTCACTCCTAAATTGCGCATACTATAAGGGCAAAACCACAAATCACATACTTTTTTCGCTCGTAAAACCCAGCTTCCAACAACAGAAATTGCCCACGTTATCCCTAGCCTAATCGCAATCAGTATAATCTCTTGCTGACCAAGAGCTAAATTTTCTTATCAACAACCCAGTAAGTAGATCTCAACACATTGTTTATTTAATCAAACACATCCCCTCTGATAGTTTCAGCGTCAATTAAAGTATTCAGCTATGTGGTACTGCCAGTAGAGCCCGGCCACTCATCAGCGACCGGATACGTGAATTTTTTCCCGTCATAATTTACGGTCGCGCCACGCGCCAGCGCCTCAAGCTCCCATCGCTGCGGCCTGATACCCTTCTGAGCAAGGTCAACGCGGATACGGGTAATTTGCATTCTTTCCGACCGGGTCATTCTGGCCGATGGTGCAATTTCATGCGGTTTTAATGGGCTTCCGTTTCTTTGCTGACGACTTGGCGTTCTCCGACCGTGTTTTAATGCACCTCTGAGCGCCCTCACGACCTCCGGGTCACTCCATTCGATAACACCGTCATCAACCAGATTAAGCACTGCTGCGGCGTGCTCAGAAGGTGTGGGAGCCGGTAACGAAGTATCACCACCAGTGAGCTTTCCACAGTTATTGACAGGACTCCGAGGCGCGGCGATGCCGCTTTTTAAAGTCAAAGGCTCAACGACCGGCACCTTCGGCACAATGCGCCAGTCCGTCGTTCTGGTGATATGAATATGACGCGCGCCGAGATGCGGCGCGTAAATGCCGACCACTCTCTCGACTTCTTCCTCGTACTCGTTAACTTCATCCGACGGGCTACGGGCGACTCTGACAGTCTGACAATCGCGCGGGACATTTGCCCCACCCTGCGCGCTGATATACAACGCAAAATCACCACTGTCTGCGGCGGCGCGTGCAGCCTCGACGCGCTCGTCAAACTCATCAGCAATGCTGACGCCGCGCGGCAATTTGCGTAGTTCACGGTAAGCCCCCATTGTCGGCAGGCCAACCGTTTTAAATTGCGGGATGCGCCACGTTGACGCCCATGCGGTAACAGCCGCTGCAGTGTCTTTCAGCGGCCTGCCGGTGTCGTTATCGAGCTGACCATCCAGTGCATAGCCGTCGATGTTTTTTGAAATGTATTTCGTCGATATATCCCGCAGCACCGCCCCGGTTAAGGTGTTTTGCCTGAAAACGGTTTCGCGCGGCTCCTCTTTCGTCGCCATCCTCTTTGAGCGCATAGCGACGCATGATTTCGATAATCTGGTTACGCTGGCGTGAATTACAAAAAAGCATCATATGCCAGTGCGGCGTTCCGTCGTGGTGTGGCTCGACGACACGCAAACCGTAGACCTGTAAATCATTATCCTTGAATGCCGTGCGCATCAGGCTCCAGATACGGCAGAGATAACGCTGCGCATCCTTTGGATTAAATGCCTCATCGTTCCAGCCGTGATTAAGCTGCACGGTTCTACTTTCGCCTTTTCCTACCTGACGTGTCGGGTGATACTTTGACGGCGCGGTCAGCGTGATAAACATCCCCACATCACCCTCTGCAGCGGCGTAACGCTCAATACCGGCAATGGTGTTCATCAGCTCCATCCGGCGAATTTCAGGATTAGAAATACTGCCCATCACCTTACTGATAAGGTCGATGCGCTCGCCGGTTTCCCTGTTTTCAAGGCCACACGATTTAAGAAATTCCAGATTTGCCTGGCGGCGCGCACGCACATCACGAATGGCGTGTTTACTGGCATAAGGAGAACGGTCTTTATTGACCTCCCCGACAGCTATCAGTAACGCTTCATGCCAGCGCATACGCTGGCCTTTAAGCTGATGAGTCCACCACTCATCGTTAAACAGACGGGCAATGGCAGAATATGCCTGCCTCGTGGTCATCTGTCTTTTACGGTATTTTTTCCAGTAGAGAGGGGAAATATTGAAAGCTCGTGCAGCGCCAGCAACATGACCATACAGGTGATCCTGAGCCTCATCCGTAAACAGTGATTCTTTCTCGCCATGCGCATCCACCCAGGCATCGCTGAGTTCCTCATACATCATGAAAAGCTGCGATGAGATACGGGCGGCAAACTTTTTCAGCTCCTTGTCATTCATTCCCGGCAGGCGCGCATAGTGATCACGCTCTGCCAGAAACAGCAACGACGCGTCGGTGTTCATTTCATGGCGCTGATTCACACGCTCAATGCGCGGCCATAAACGACGCTGAAAAGTGGATGTGAGGAAATAAAACCCGTGCACCGGGCTTTTATTGCGCCGGATGTAGTCATAGCGTGAAGTAAACAGCGAGCGCAAAAAGTAAGGCAGGCGGTTAATCGTGGATAAAACACCTTGCACCTGACGCATCTCGTCACGTGTAAGGGGTCTTTCGCGCCCGACGGCCTCGCGTGGCGCGTTCCATGCATAAGCACCGGTAAACGTCTTACCGGTGCCTGCGGCAAATGCTGACGGAGGGACAAAACGCCCGGAGGCTTTAACGGCCATATGAGCCAAAAGCCTCTGAACAACGCTTGCTGAGTTGCTCAACCTGCGCGTTTAAATCAGCAAAAGACTTTGCGCTTCCGGTCAGAATATCGTGATGCATCAGGCCGGAAACGAGCTGGCTTAATTTCGGGTAATAACCAACCACCGCCAGCCATTCCTGACCGGCGTTTTTACCGCTTTCAGCTCTCTTTTTCTCGTGGAGAATAAACTGAAAGCTGTCACTGGTAACGACATAACGTTCGCCAATTTCAATACGAATACTCATGCCGTTCTCCGGTAATGTTTGTTTTTTGCTTCAAAAACTGACTGACAGGAAACACAACGCGTGGCTGACGGATAAGCCGCACGACGGGCAGCAGGTATTGGCGCGTCACACTCTTCGCAAACCATCGCAGAAGCACCGCAATGTTTTACCCTTGCCGCGTTAATCTGGCGCTCCAGTAATTCAGCCTGTTGTGCCTGAATAAAATCTACGTTGTCCGGCATTACCAGTTCCTTTTGTCGTTAAGGTTTTTAAATTCATCAGCGCAATAGCTGGCGATTTCTGTCGTTAATTTCGTCAGTTCATCCACGGAGGAGATTTGCTTGTGAAACACAGCGCGTTTAACAAGCAAATTGACCACATCAGACAGGAGGTTTAATTCGTTCTGATAAATCGCGATAACAGACTCAGTTATTTCGCGTTTTTCTTTATCAAGACCAAGTTGAATAAGAGACAAATCGCCATTTTTCATAACGGCGATTTTTAAGGCGTTATTCAGTAATACAACTGAACGAGAACAGGACATCAAAGCACCTCCCCGCGAGACAATCCGATATTGTGAAATTTTTCCGACTCCTGACTGAGCAGCTCGACTATCTCCACGCGGGATAACTCCGCCTTTGTGATGTGGCGAATCATGGCATCAAGATGAGAAGAAAAGCGCGTCGCAGCGTCGGCCTGTGCTTCGGTTCTGGCCTGTTGCAGCAGTAATGCGTATTTACCGCACTGATTTTCAGAAACTGTATGCATAACTTTCTCCAGGCAAAAAGAAGCCCCGCACGATTAAGTGCGTTAAAAACTCTGGTTAATTACTTAATGCAGATATTGCTCTGGTTTTACCGACGTCAGAATTGTCGGTGCATACTCAAACAGGCTGAATAATTCACGTAATGCACGGAATAAAGCATCACGCCAGTAACATGACTCTTCATTAATTCGCCAGTATGGCTGGTTAAATTCTTTTTCAGTCAATCCGGCATGCATAAATAAAGTACGACGCTGACTGACTGTTAAGAAACTAATATATGCATACTCACTTGCACCAACCTGACGACGTTTTGAGAATGCCCCACGCAATTCATCAATTGCACATACCAGTCGTTCACGTTCGACGTCGTTCATTTCTTCAAAACGCATCGTTGCGTGACGCTGTTTTAACTGCGCATGAAAGCAAACTGTTAGCCGTTCGCGCTCCATCATCTGATTATAATAATCACATGTATCCTGCCAGCGAGGAACGGCAAGATGCTTACCAATTATCCGGCGCATAGCTGCTGGCTGTTTTTCAACGAGATTGAGCGTCATCACTGTCATTTCCATACCCTCCGGCTTTTCAGAAAGGTCAGAGCCTTTTTTAACGGACTCTGTTTTTTGGTGCGGATAATGATTCCCTTACGCCCCTTACCGTGGGTGATGGTGAAGTCAATCGCCCTGGGGCTTTCGTTACGCAATAACTGAGCAATACAACGAGGCTCGTTCATCCTTTCCACCTTAAGCCGCACGGCCATGTCTTGATTTGCTGTAACTAATGCGATTTTTCCAGTCATGCCATTCTGTCGGAGCTTCATCAACTAGCTGGGCTGCGTACTTGTCCCACTCACGGCGATTAATCCATAACTCAGCATGACCGCCCGGCTTTAATGGGTCCGTCATATAAAAGGCTGGTAACTTGCCTGCTTTCGCCATTTCAGCAACAGCGCGAGGCGTCTTACCGATGTAAAGAGCAAAACCCTCTTTCGAGAGCAAATCCGACGGTGCGGCTGCAAGTTTGATGTCACATTTTTTACTTTTTGTGAGATCAGATACTTTTTCTCCAACATCGTTATTCATTTCTGATCCAATACTCATTTTGATATCCTCAACTTTGGTGCCATTCAACCAGAGCTATTTGAAGCCGCTCTGCGTTGCTCTGGCGTGTCGCATACAACATAAATTACGAGATACGACAATTCATGTCAAATACACAAATCACATCTCAAGCAGAGAAACTCGCACTTATTCGGGAATCAGAAAGAATGACAAGGAAGCAAGTTGCTGAATTAACTGGAATTAACTACAACACCTATGCTGGATATGAGCAGGGAAAAGTAAAGATGTCTTTTGACGCAGGTATGAAATTTTTCAAGCCAGAAAGATTTCGCAAGTACCGTGACTGGTTCATGTTTGATGAAACTGATCCCGCTGGCGGACAAATAGCCCCGGCGCTCGCGCACATTGGGCAAGACTCAACAACCTTGCACCACTCAGACCAAAAGACTGGCTGACGATTTATTCAGCATATGTGTGCAGTAAATGTACGAAAGAAAATTGCATTAATTTTCAAGTAGTAGAAGTAAACAGCGTCATCGGAGGGCTTTATGTCTATTAAAAAGCTCGATGATGGTCGTTATGAAGTGGACGTCAGACCGCAGGGTGCAGATGGAAAACGTATCAGGCGGAAATTTAAAACTAAAGGTGAAGCTCAAGCATTCGAACGTCATGTGCTGGTTAACTACCACAACAAAGAGTGGCTGGAGAAGCCAGCCGACCGCCGAACTCTTACAGAGTTGTTAGGCAGATGGTGGATATATCACGGAAAATCACATGAGCGTGGAAATATTGAACGGGGGCGTTTGACGACAATAATCGCCAAATTTGCAGAAATGGGAGTGTCCAGAGCTGACCAGTTAACAAAGAAAACGATAACTGATTATCGAGTTGTAATGATGAACGATGGTCTAAAACCAGCCAGCGTAAATCGGCATCTGGCAATAATGAGCGGGATGTTCACCAAGTTAATTGACGCCGGTGAATACCACTCTCACAACCCGTTCCGTGAGGTTAAGCGGTTACGTGAAGCTGTTACCGAAATGGCTTTTTTGTCCAGTGAAGAGATTACGCGGCTGTTATCCATGCTTGATGGTGATGAGTTAAATGCAACTCTGGTCTGCCTTTCTACTGGTGGACGCTGGAGTGAAGTGTCTAATTTGAAAGCTGAACACATCATTAACCAGATGGTTACGTTTATGAAAACTAAAAACGGAAAGCGCAGGACAATTCCCGTTTCGCTGGACCTGATTAAAAGGATCAAGACCAAAAATTCAGGCAGGCTTTTTAATGCCAGTTACTACAAAGTGCGTAACGCTCTCAGGGAAGTAAAACCCGATTTACCTGACGGACAAGCAGTACATGTTTTGAGGCATACATTTGCCACACATTTTATAATGAATGGAGGTAACATAATCACATTGCAGCGCATCCTGGGTCATTCTAACATTCAGCAAACTATGACCTACGCACACTTTGCACCGGATTTCTTACAAGATGCTGTGACTCTTAACCCGGTGTCAGGAATGTCCATAATGCGTCCATAA